GCGCGAGTGCGCTCTGGCCGCCGAGCCGATCTTGGCCCGTCTCGTCACTGACGGCGTAGTTCTCGATCGCATCCTCAACATGATCGAGCTCTCGGTGAACCAGCAGCTTCAAATGCTCCAGCGTGGGGCATCCGGCTCGACCGGATTCGACCCGGTCTCTGGAGCCCCGTCGCGCTCGAATCTGGAATACCAGCACCGCGCGCGCACGGCAGAGGAGCTCAAGGACACGGCGCATCTCGTGCCAGGCCCTGTCCAGATGCCCGCTGCAACACCGGTTGTGATTCCAGATCCACCTCAACCAAAACAGGCCCCTCGTGCCAACCCCAACCGACCAAATACCGATTCCATGCCTTGGCTGTAATCGTCAAGTCATGTATTCAGCAACGAGGGCTGCAGAGGCGGAGCGCGCTGGGCGCCCGATCTTCGTATTTTGCAGCCGCAGGTGTAATCAACGTTACGTGGCGACCCAGGGCGAGAAAGACAAGATGAGGAGCCTCAATGAGACCAGGGCCCACGCAAGCTGACATCCTTCTGCCGTTCGTCGGAGATCGCGAAGGTGTAATCGAGCTTCTCGACAACATCATGGAGAAGACCGAGATTCCCTGCCGGATCATTCTCTGCGACGATGGCAATCAGGCCGGAGTCATGGAGGGGTTGCGTATCTTCGCCAAACAGTCGTCGGTGCCGATGGTGGCATTTCGCAACGAGCAGCCGATGGGTTGGGCAGAGTCGGTGCGGCGCTGCCGATCGCACCTGAATCCGATGCACGACTTCTTCGCGGTGCTACCGCCGTGGCAGCTCTTCGAGTCGAACACGTGGTTCGGGCAGCTCATTGCTCCGCTGCAACGCGATGGGATTGCCTACGCGGCGATCACGAATCCCGAAGTGGTATGGAACAGCAACACGCCGGTGCGGCTGATGCAGTCACCCAACATCAGCAGGACATTGACGATGTTCAAGCGCAAGTCCAATCCTCCGATCCCCATCGGCCCATCGGACAACTACGGAGCCGACCTGTTCTCCGCTGCTCGTAAGACAGGAAACACCATATGGGAAGTTCCCGCGGTCAGGACCAAGCCCTCGTCAGGAAGACTGTTCAGGTTCGTCGAGTTGTTGGAACCGGAACTCAAGAAGCGAACCGGCAGGGAGCCACAGCTCGCTATCAATCGCTGAACGCGACGCGAACTCTGAGGGACATGAGCGATCCATTACGAGTGGTCTTCTTGAACGATACCAGCCTGATCTACTCGGATGATTACCGAGACGGCTGGATCTGGGGTTTTCAGCAGATCGGATGCGACGTCAAGATCGTTGACGTTGGGTATCTCTCGAAGCTGCCGAGGACCATCAGTGGGGCCTCGAGTCCATACAGCACGACGCACAGCGGCCGCGCTTCCAAGATGCTGGCGCAGAACGTCGTGAACATGAGGCCGCATCTCGTGTTCACTCATCACGGTCGCGCCAGCTCTCACCAAGATTTCATTGCCTACATTCGCAGGTCAGGAGCTCCGACCGCGGTCTACTTGTGTGACGAACCATATGAGTGTGGAGAGACCTGCAAATGGTCTCCGTTATTTGACCATGTATTTACGATGGACCCTTGCACTATGCAGCTCCATCGTGACGTTCGCATTGCTAGAGGTGGCGCTGGCGGTGTTCACTATCTTCCACCCGGAGTCAATACAAGTCGTTTCCGACCTCGCAATGATATCATTCGCACTATACCTGCTTTGTTCCTTGGCAACGCGAGTCTCCCACCGCGACCGGAGTTCTTGAAGCAGATCGAGCAGATGGTCAATGGAACAAAAATCCTCTACTGGAACTCTACTGGGAAGGGACACAAGGATTGGGTTCCTCTCGAGCAGCATGGTGAGTTGTATGCAAGCTGCCAGCTCGGACTCAATATCCACCGCGATCCCAGTATCAATGAAGAGTGCTTCAACAAGCGATTGCGAGATCGGAGCATGCTTCCCAAAGGACTTGTTCCTTGCACCCAACGTCCAGAGCGTTGGGGAACTGGCTTTTGGAATGATGCTAATCTTCCTGCAGCCCACGTTAACCCTCGTTTCTTCGAGATGGCTGCCTGCGGAACATGTGTCATCAACGATGACTCTCGTCCAGAACTAGCGCGTATGTTTCCCATGGCTCCGCGAGCCATTGATGCCACGCAGTTCCTGACCCTCGTCAACTACTACCTCGAACGCCCGCAGGATGCCAAGGAGATCGGTGACGCATGTCATGCGGAGATTTTGAAGCGGCACACGTATCGCCACCGAGCGGCGGAGATCCTGATCCGCGTTGGCTTGAGGGGATTCACCGTGGACAGCCTCTCTACATCATTGGGGGCGCAGGAGGAGTGGCTGACCATCCAGGACTTCAACGAGCTCGGAATCAGCCCGTTATTGGCACAAACTGGTGCTTACGGACCCTTCACCCCACATATTGGCAAGTCGTCGATCAGCCCGTCTGGAACAGCGAAGTTGGCTACCTCCCTCGGATCCGCTTTCCCTTGGTCGGACTCCTGAGCAAGGGGATCTTCAAGAGCGGTCATTACAGCTCGGCGTCGGGGAAGCTGCTCAAGCTGGTCGGGCAGCCGAAGATGTTCACGAGGGTCGAGTTCCCCATCGCCCCGCCGGCGCGCGGCGGCCGCCGCATCGGGCACGAGTGGCACAACACGGCGGTGGCACCCTACCTTCCCGAGCACATGGACCAGCCCTTCCACCCGTCGGGCAACTCCCTGTGCTACGCGATCCAGTGGGCGCTCCTCATGGGTGCTGACCCGATCTATTTGATGGGGTTCACGCTGCAGTCGGGCTCCGCCTACCCGTGGGGACCGAACAACCCGGTCACCGGCCGGCCCAGCTTCTACGACCTCCCGCGGGCGATCGACTTCCTGGCCTTCGTGGAGCGGACCTACCCCGGCCGCGTGCGACCCCTTGCAGGATGGGAGGGCCCGTTGTATTCGGTCTTCCGGTCCGAACCAGTGTCACCCTAGGAGGCAGCCGTGCCGAAGAAATACGAAGCGATGCGAGACTCCTTCAAGAAGAAGGGGATGTCTGACAAGGATGCGAAGAAGAAGGCGGCCCGGATCTACAACGGGACGCGCAAGAAGGGCCAGAAGCCGGTCACGCGCGGGGGAGACTAATGGCTCACGGCAACGGCGGTAAGCGCCATGACGCTTCCATTCCCTACGACGCGAAGCGGTGTCCGGATCTGAGCGAGTCGAATCCTCCGCCTGAAGATCGTCGCATCGGAACACCAGAAGTCGATCGTGAACCATTGGCGACGATTCCGGTCCTGCCGAACTTCGACAAGGCTGAGGACGCGGTCAAGATGGGAGGCAAGGGCTATTCTCGAGGTAGCACTACCGACGCGGACGAAGACTGATGCCTGATCGCCAAGGCGTCTACGGTCCCGGCGACTCCCCTCCAGACCCGCGGTGGGGAGGCATGGGAGGCGGCCTTGGCAAGGTCGAACAGCGCAAGGGTTCTGCACCGATCTTCGGTCGACATCAGGAGATCGAGACTCCTGACGATCTGAAGGACATCGCCAAGCAAGATCGGCTCTTCAATGAGTCATTGTCGCCGAATCTGGCTGTCGATCCCAATATCGCGGAACGAGCCAAGAGTGCTGTCAATCTGACGATCAACAGCGTCTTCAACTCCATGGCATACATGCGCAACAAGTGGTTGTCGCTGTATCGCATGTTCCGCGGCGAGTCATTGGCGCAGTTCAGTTTCGGTCGCGTGCCTCTGCATTCTCCCGAGCCATTCAAGGCTGTCGAGACGATGCACCCGCGTCTCTGGAAGGCTCTATTCGGGATAGAGCCATGGTTCCTGATCCACGGTCAGGAGTTCCGCGATGATCTGCCGGCCAAGCTGCAGACAGCATTGTGCCGCGCGCAGATGGTCGACATGGAATACGAGACCACGGCGCGGATGTTGTTCCGCGAGTTTATGATATACGGGACTTGCGTGCAGAAGACCTTCTGGCGCAGACAGACCCGCGAAGTTCAATACCGGTATGCGCAGAGAGTCCCGAATCCCGATTATCCCGGCACTTCCAAGCTGAACCTCCGCGACGTCAAAAGGGAGGAATACCAGTTCGACGGGAACGATGCACAGCCGGTTTCCATCTTCGACTTCTGGGCGCCATTAACCTCCAACGGCATCAACTCGATGGAGTGGTGCGCGGATCGTTCCTTGGTGCCTGATTGGCAAGTGCGCCAGCGCGGCGAGGCTGGTGAATGGGTCAACCTCGATGAGCTCGAGCACGTTCCCGGGGACGAGGTGCAGACGTTCCGTGACGAGTTCAAGGAGCGGAAGAACCTGTCCTATGGAGTCTCTGACTCGCGGCAGGCCAGCACGGCGCCGCACGTAGGACACCGCGAATGCGTGGACTGGTATGGCCCGTTGCGCCTGGATGGCAAAACCGAGGTCATGTGCCAGGTGACGATCCTGGACCCGCGGCAGAAGCGCTGTGTCGCAGTGGTGCGCGAGATTCCGTTCTGGCACGGCGAGAAGCCTTATCAGCTCGGTCGCTTTATCGAGCTCGCGGAAGAGACATTTGGCATTGGCTTGCTCGAGGCCGGCGCGCGCCTGTCAATGGAGCTAGACAGCAAAAAGATGCTCTATCATGCTGCGGTGCAGCTCGAGAGCAATCCAATGTTGGTTGTTGGTGCTACCGCCAACGTGCACGATAGCCAGCTAATCGCGATTCCTGGCCTCGTGTTGCGCGCCGAATCGGCAGACGACATCAAGCCTTTGGTCATGCCGCGTGTATCCGAGTCGGCGCTCGCGGCGATGGACAATCTGGTCAAGGACTATCGCGAAACGACTGGCATCACAGCGCCGGTCATGGGCGAGTCCAACAGCAAGACGGCGACCCAAGACACCAACGATCTGAACGAAAGCAACATGCGCATTAGCGGCGCAGTGAAGAGCTTCGAGATCGGCGTCATAAAGCCGATGCTCAATCAGATGTGCTGGAATAACCAGCAGTTTATGACGCGCAATCGCGTGTTGAACGTGATAGGTCCGCTTGGATTGCGTTACGAGGATCGATACGAGGTGAAGCCGGAACAGATCACCGGACGCTTCATCTACGTGCCAATGGCGAGCGTGGTTCTGGCACAACGCAACGTTCAGACTCAGCAGCTCATCAACCTTCTCGATCGAGCTCCTGCCGTGAATCAACTCACTGGCCAGGAGACTATCAAGATTCCCGCTCTTCTGGCACGCATCTTCCGTGACGGCTACGGCTTCCACGACGTAGCTAGCTTCATTACGGTGCCGCCAGAAGAAGCGGGCGTCCTCACTCCTACCGAGGAGCATGAGATGTGGTTCCACGGTGAGGTTCCTCCCGTGAAGGATATGGAC